CCGGATCTTCCCCTGCTCGACCGTCTTGAAGAAGATGTCCGAGACGCGGCCCGCCTCACTGGCGCTCAACTGGTATGCGTTCAGCGCGGTCGTGATGACGTCGACCGCAGTCTCCGTGTCCGTCAGGCCGGCTACCGCAGCCCGTGCGCCCGTCGCGACGATCTGGAGCGCGTCACCGAGATCGGTGAACCCGGCACTGATCGCCTGATATGTGGCCTGTGTGAGAAGTTCTGGCGGCTGCGGGACCTGGGTGGACAGCGCGATCAGCTCCCGGCGCAGGACGCCCATCTGCTCCGCCGTCTCCGGCAACAGCGTGGCGACCTCCCGTAGCGCCGAGTCGATACCGACAATCGCGCCGACAGCCTTCTGTGCGGCCTTGAACGCGGCAATGCCGAGCGCTGCCCAGCCGGCGATCATCAGGAAGTTCGTCGACCGCACGACGTTCGCGAACTGACCGAGTGCCGACCCAGCCGCCGCGAGACCCTGCGACCACAGCTTTGTACTTGTCGCGAGATCCCAGACTATTGGGCCAGCATTCATCTCGTCAGGCATTCAAGTCATCCATTCCGCTGGGGGTGCTCAAATACACCTGTGCGAGAATCGAGACGAGAGCCCGGTCGTCCATCAGTTCCCGCACGTCCACCTTGAGATGCCGTGCCATCGATGCGTAGAACACGTTCCACGACATCGAGCCGTTGCCGCCGCCGCCGCCCTTACGCTCTGAAATCGCGTGGACGAGCGCCAGGTTCTTCGAGTTGACCCGGGTGAACGCTTCGTGGATCCGCCACAGGTCGATAGGGGCGCAGTTCTTGAACTGTTCCGGCGTGCGCTTCGCCTCGTCGTAGTCGACCGAGTTACCTTCCATGCAGGCAGCGTATGCCATCATCGCCAACTGCCTCGACACTTCAAGCTCGCCGCGCTCGATGAGGTCCGTGGGATCGTAGTCGCCGCGCTCGAGCGTGCCCTTTTCGAGTGCGGCACGGATAGCCTCCACGCGCAGATGGATCCACTGCAGCACCCAATCGTGCGAACGGAACCACATCAATGCGGCAAAGGATTTGGGGTATACACCGACACGGGTGCCGTCGAGTAGCGTCAGCCACTCCGGCTCCTCGCGCAGGGACTTGAGAAGTTCCTCTTCGGCCTCAGCGGACTGTGTGTTGAACCACTCCGCCCGTCCCATGAAGCGCATCAGCTGGCATCTGCACTCCCACCAGGCGTCCTTGGAAGCGCTACGCTTCGGCCAGATCGACGCTACTTCTTCCTCGCCCACATAGGATCGGGCAAGGAGGTGCGAGCGGAGTTGGCCACAGTTCGCGACCAACTCCCGCTTCGTCACGAGCCGTCCCTATTACGGACTTGGGATCGGCTGCAGATACCGGAAATGTCTGACGTCCGCTGCGAACGGCAGCGTGACAGCCTGACCCCGGAGGTACGTCACGGTCTGGTTGCCGTCGAACTCGGCGTTCCACGCCTCTACCTGGATGGTCGTGCCGTCCTTCAGCGCGCCCGTGAAGTAGATGCTGTGGTTCAGGATCTCGTCGATCTTGTTGAAATCGATATCGCCGATGTACGGATCCGCCGCAACGCCCGTACCACCGATGTTCCCCTCGTCGATACCCATCGCCGAGAGCAGGTTCTCCATCGAATGGTTGAGCAGGTTAAAGCTGATCCGACCGGAGACGCTGGTCACGAGCGTGGCGTAGATGCCAGCCTGTGTGACCGCGCGGATCTCCGTGCGCTCGACCGCATTCTCCCGGTTGATTCCGTCATCGCTAACGGCACCGAGGTTTACCTTCTCCTGCTGCACGACCGCCGACCCTGCCGGGTGGGCAAACGCGAGCGGAGATACGAGGGTGATCGTCGGAGTCGAATACGCCTCCACGATCGCGACCTCAAGCGAACTTCCGGACTCGATTCGCAGGTAGTCGCCGGCCTGCCAGGCATTCGTTCCGGTGGCCTCGGTGAGCGACGTAGCGCCCGCCGACGCCAGGGCGTTGAGCGTGTCGCTCTCGCCCCCGGACTGATCCTTGATGAAACCGGCTTCGCTGACTGCGGCCCAGAGCTCGTCGCTGGTGTTGAGTCTGGCCATCTTGATTTACTCCTTATGGTTTAGACCTTGAGCAGAAGCGTCATGTCCATGCTCTCGCGCCGCCGCCCGAAATCCTCACCGGTCAGTGTGCGGCGCACTCCTGAAGTAGGGGCAACATCGACCCCCTCTCCTGCGAAGTTCCCGGAAGTCATTATGGCCTCGATCCGGTCAATCATCTGGCTCTCGAGACCTTCACTCCCCAACGGAACCCAACTATCGAACTGTACTGTTGCCTCTAACATCGGCGGCAGGCCACGATATGGCGTCGCGACGACTACCAGCGCTGTGGCGATCGGCAACTCACGGTCCGGATCCTCCATTGCCGCGAGGTCTTCCCATCGCACTATGGGCACGTCCTTGCCTGTCAGGCCATATGCTCCAGCAAGCCCGTAACCAGCAAGGATGGTGGTTCCACTCCCATCGTCCGTGAAGTCGATCGCTGCGCCACCCCGCGACGCAGCGACTTGGAAAGTGTTAGGGGCGACGGCTCCGGCCACCCAGTAATCGGTAGATTGTGAAAGTTCCGCCGGCAAGGAACCGCCGGAGTTCACAAACTGAAACGGCCCATCCCCGGCCACGAGGCCGTGAGAGGTCATATTGACCGCATCGGAGGCGTTCGTGAAGGTGACCCCTGGAGCCATATCGGCTCTGGCGATCTCCATAATCGCGAGGAGGACATCGTAGCTGTTCGCCATCTATCGAAACATCTTTCTAAGGGCCGGCGAAGTCACCGTCTGCGACACGAATCGGTTCGATACGCGCCGGGCGAAACCTGCCGGCATCCCTCTGGTCACGTCACCGATAAACCGCCCTGCTCGCTGTCCTGCAATCCTCCTGGCGGCACGGAGCCCGAGGTTCCCCGTGAGCAAGGCTGAGGTGTCGCCAAGCCCACGTTCGAGACCGAGCGATGCACCACGAAGCTTACTGAGGAAGCCGAATCGGATACCGAGTGCCGACAGGTTACCAACCACCGCGCTGAACCCCAGAAGCCCACGACGCACTGCGAGGAGGTCGATGGAGTCGAATGTGATCGGCTTCGCCGTCCGCAGTGCGGCGACAAAGTTTGCGTTCATTTTCGGCTGTGCGAGCGCCAACGCCGGGCGAGCGTGCGGTCGGGGAGCGATGACCAGTTTCCTGAGAGCTGGCCCACCCTGCGACGACGCTGTCGGACTGCGCCGTAATCGATTGCCGCCCAGCCTGTCCGGATCCGCTCTACGCTCCCTCACCCATGCCGGATGCTGGAACGCATAGCCGGGCCCGACACCGTACTCCAGCCACGCGGCCTTCCAGTGCGTGCTGCCCACCCTGTAGTGCTCGCCCTTCTTGACTTCCCAGATCCGGATTGAGCCAACGAGCTCCCCGGAATCGCGCGTCGGCGGATCCCCCTCCTTCGATGCGATATGCGGTGGGCGCTGCCCAACAGATATCACACGTACCCTGCGGTTGATCTTCATGGTTCGCAGGCGATCGCCGTAGAAGATCCCGTCGCCGTCCGGCCTCGACAGCAGGCCGCGCCAGGTCTCCCATAGCACCTTGGCAGCATCTTCCAACCCGCGGGCCGTCGCAACGTCGATCCCGAGGTTGTGCATTGCTGCTGTGACGCTGCTAGCGAACAAGATCTTCGTCAAAGCGGATCCTTCACTTTCATGTCGTCGTCCAGACGCACCGTCACTTCAATGTGGTGGTCGAACTTCTCCACGAACCCGACACGGTAGTAACTGCCAGTGAACGGTCCACTGGTCGCCTTGATCAGGTCGCCGTACAGCACGTCCGTGCCGACTGCGAACCAGATACGGTGAGTGGCGTTCTCGTCGAGTCCAGCCCCGAGGAGCCGGTCCCGGCCAGACATCGCCTGTACGTTGCAGTCCACGTCCTCGACTGCATTCGGGTAGGTCGTCACTGACTCTGTCTTCCCCGCAGGGACGTCGGAGACAGGACGACCCCCGATGGTCGCCTTGTGGTACAGCAACCTCTGAAACGATTGAAGTCCCGGAGTTCCAATCATGTGTTATCGTGCATCCCCCTGGAGATATACGGCTTCACCAGGGTAGAGTCTGCGGTCTGCTCCGCCTTCTCTCCGACCTTGTGCGCCACCATCGAGGCCGAGACCAAGATCAACTGGCGCAGTTCTTCTGTCAGATCGCCGACGAGGCGTTCGTAGGCTTCGGACTTCCTCGAGAGGGTCTCCGAGACCTGACCGATCCGGTAGGTGGACTCCCGGGCATACTTCGCCGCGAGGGCCCGTGCAGCGTCAATGGACGCACGCATCTCCGGTCTGGAGGCTCCCGCATACTGCTCAAGGAAATACTGGATCTCCTCGTCCTGCAGCTGCGGGTCGGTCTCAACGGTGTCACCGATCTTCACCCGGACAGCATCCTTGCTATCCGTGCGAGGGTCGCCGCTATAACTCCAGGTCATTATCCGCTCAAGCCTTGGACTTGATGAACTGGATCAGGTCCGCCTTAGTTACAAGGCCACCCGACCCAGTACCATCAATGTCGTCCATGCTGAAACCGAGCCCATCGAGCAAGTCGATGAGCTCGGACTTCTTCAGCGCGTCCAAGTCTGGCGGGATTTCCTGCTTCACAGGGGCACCGTCCATCGCGTCGAGCTTCCTGATATACCCTGTATGCACCCAGGCAATCAGGTTGCCCATGTAGGGCTTCTTCTCGAAGATGAAGCCCGGTTCACGCATTTCGCCGAGCACCCGCTGTCGCTTCAGGCAGATATACCGCTCAGACATCGTCACCCCCTATTACGGAGTCGCGAGACAACCGGAGTAGAAGATTCCGAGTTCCGATGCCACGACCTTCTGGTCGTAAGCCTGCCTCAGCACGAAGTAGTCGCTGAAAGCCTGATCCAGCCGGCTGCGCTGGACAACGCCACCAATCGCGTTCATCTCGCCCGGGAGCAGTCCGGTCCACGCGAACGTGTAACCGCCACTCGGGGTCTCGATTCCCGGATTCATCGCGGAGTAGACAAGCAGCATCGAGTTGTTGTCGTGGATGAAGCCGATGGACGACGTAGCGCCCTCGACCGCGGACTCGGCCACGCTGCCAGGCACCATGATCTGCCCGACGTTCATCAGTGATGCGAGGATCTGCGCGTCAGCCATTCCGGGCTGGACGTAGCGGATCCGGTCGATCACGTCTGCGTGCGTGACGATGAGGTAACGGAACACACTCCTGCCCATGATCAGCACGTTCGGCTGGTAGCCGGTCGTGGACATGATCAGGTCGCTGTCACCACGGATCAGACCGATCGGGTCCGAAGAGGTGTCATCGAAGTGCAGGAACTGGTCGCCGGTCGGAGTCGGGTCACCCGCCCGATCCAGGCCCCAGATGCTGGTTCCGAAGAAGTTGGTCACCCAGTTCTGCTCGAGTGCGACGAGAGCCTGCTGAGTGAGGAGACGGCCAGCCGAGCGGTCCGGGTTGAGCGGATCGTCGGTGTTGGCCCTGACACGATCATCGATCGTGTGCGCGATGGCGTATTCCTCGCACCGGTACGAATCGGTCGTGACTTCGTATCCGATCCTCTTGGCTTCGCCACCCAACGGACGGATGCCCATCTCGTTGCGCCAGAAGAAGCCCTTCGGGAACACCGGGTACAGATCGGACTGCTTCTGTACGCCGATGATCGGGAACACGCGCCCAGCGACGAACTGCGTCGCTTCCTGATAGAATGCCACGGACATGTTGGTAAGGAACTTGTCCGTGTGCATCTGACTTGGCAGAGGCTGAGGCATTGTCAGCTCCTATTCAGATTCGGGTTCACGGACTAGTACACACCGCCTGGGCACACCAGGACGGTCACCAACTCATCAGCATTCGAGACGCCCGTAAGCGTCACGCCGACGATTTCTTCCGCGGCGAGGTCTGCGTCGACCGCTCTGCCGGTTGCATCCGACGTGAATCGGACGCCTGACGCGATCGTCTCACCAGCCTTGACCTTCGTGATCCCGAGGACCACGACGTCAACATGATCACCAGCCGCTGCCGGCGCGTTTACGCATACGCCAAACCCTGCGTCTGCACCCGCCTGCGTGACCTGGTGATTGCCGGTTCCCTTCGCGACGATCTCGTACTGGCCGGGCAGGGTCGCTTCTGCTGTGTAAGACCACAGCTGTTGCCAGCCTTCCGCTGCCATGAGTAGTTACCTCGTCTCTTGTCTGTGCTGTTCCGCGAGTTCGCGGTCGGCCTTGAAGACTGTGTCGACGGCGTTGGGGAGCGTCAGTGACGCATCCGACTCCATCAACTTCCTTGCCTTCGAAACCGCACGGTCGTAGGCCGACTGCCCCTTGCTGTCGCTCCCGTTCCCGAGCTCTTCGAGCTTCGGGGAACCCTTGATCAGGGCACTGACCGCAGCCAGGACCTTGTCCAGGATCGGGAACTCATCGGGGAGCTCATCCTCAGCCTTCATCAGCATCTCGGCGATTTCGTCGTTCGACGCGCCGGGCAGCTTGAGGTCTGCGGCCTTCTTGATGAGCGCTTCCTTACGCACCTTCGTGCGCTCGGCCTTGAGGGTCTTCTCGAGTTCCGACTTCGTCACCTGTGCCTCCTGCTGACCCTCCCAGAGGGCCTGGATCGCGGGGCGCAGTGCTTCGGGTACGGTCTCGAGGTTGAGGGTTCCGTCCTCCTTCAGGAGGGCTTCCTCGGTCGGCTCGGTGTTCGTCTCTTCCTTCGCGACGAATCCGGCCTTCGTGAGCAGGTTCTTGACCACGTCCTCGGTCAAGTTCTCGCGGTGCGCGTTGAGTAGCTTCAGCGCGCCCTTGAGCGCCTGCTGGCCCTGTTCGTCGAGTTCGGTCTCGGCGAGGGCCGCATCGATGTCTGCTTCGTTCTCCAGGTCCGTCTCGAGAACGAGCGCAAGAAGTTCTTCCACGGTATTTCCTCCATCGCTCTTGGTCAGAAGGAACTGTCGTTTGTTCGCTGGGAGATCGACGAAACTGACCTCGACAACCTCCAGTTCCTGTAGGCGTGCCATAGGCGTAACGTCCCGCTCTGTCGTGGTGGTCGCCTATGAGAGATCGGCGAGGCTTTGCTATGTAGTCATCTGGGGCTTTGAGAGATCGCCCCGGTGTGCTGCTTTATGTGTAGCTACTGCGCCGCGCGCAGTCAAACCTTCTGTGCGAATCCTCCGATACTGAACCCGGTGTATTTCCCGCTCTTTACCGCTTCCCACATATCGTCGTCCCGCACGTGAATCGTCATCACCCATGATCCCTGCTTGACGACCTGGTCACCAATCGTGAAGTCGGCAGGGGCGATGTAGCTCTCGACAACCTTCACGTCCGATGGTGCGGGCCTGCTGTGCTGATCACCCACGACCTGTGAGTTGTACAGGTATGCGTATGCCGCCTGTTCGATCTCTTGCGGACTCGTGATATCGCCGTGTGAATCGAACTCGTTCGGTTCCATAACGACGCCGGTCACCAGGCGGAGCTCACTGTCGTCCGACTTCATCACGCCGGAGCGCATGATCTGGCCGTACAGGTAGATCTGGCCGTCGTGTTCGATCACGGACTTGTACTCGTCGCCGTCCGACATCGTGTCGGTATACGTGGTCTTCGTCGGACCGCTGTACGTCCACTCGACCCAGGTACTGCCGCCGTTCTCCGGGTTGAGGATCGGCATCCGGAACACTGTCTCGAGTTCCGCCTCGGTCTCCGCGTCGACGGCCTTGGTCAACTGCGTGAGCAGCGCGTTCCGGAGGGCCCGGTTCCCCTTGGCGATATCGGTATTGTCGTCCATCAACTTCCGGACGCTCGCCAGTTTCCGGCCCACTTCGCCGCGGTCGCCCCACATGCGGATCGCCACCGGGTGCGGTAGCCATGTGTCGGCGAGGTCTCCGAGCGCATCCCGGGTCGCCTTCCCGAGTGCCACCACGATCTTCGGATTGCGCTCGAGCAGCGTCTTATAGACCCACGGCAGATACTGCTCGATCTCGTCACCGTCCGGCTCGCGCGGTCGCCCCTTCTCGTTCACGACGAGCGACGGCACAAGGTGCAGCAGCAACGCCTCTTCCTTCTCGATCCCGAGTCGCGAGAGATATGAGTCCCGGAACGTCTCGCCGGCAGGCCCGCATAGCGCCTGTCGACGGATCGCGTCGATCTTGTTGGGGCTCGCACTCACAAAGGCGATCACCGGATCAGCCGGACCCGATGCTGGCACCATGACCATCAGTGGCTCATTCGTCGTCATTGCTTCCCCCTGCATCAGGTTCTCCGCCAACGGCGGTAGCGAATGCTGCTGCGCGCTCCTCGCGGACCGCGTTGGATTCGATTGCGTTCTCCGGCAGATTGGCCACCGACCGGAGCCTGTTCTGCGTCTCGGTATCGAAGAATGTCACGTCAGCACCAGCGACGTTCTTCACGTACTCGCCCAACTCTTCGAGGTCCGGCTCCTCGACCGTCCCGTGGGTCAGCTTCGGGAGCCTGTCCAGCGGCAACCCGTTCACGGAGTACAGCCGTGGGATGGCGTGCCGGTTGACCACGTCCGTGATCATATCGAGGAACGCATCCATCGCGACGGCGAACAGGTGAACCTTGCTCTTGGACATCGCGAACGACCCGACGTTCTTATGCCCGAGCAGAATGAAGTCACCGAGGATGCTCATGGCGACCCGGTGGTCCCATCGCGAGATGATGGCGTCGGTGTCGAACTGCCGCCTACCGCCCGTTGAGAGCAGCTCAAAGTCGTAGAGAGGGTTGTTGTTCTCATCGTAGACTGCAGGCAGCAATATGCCTTCTTGCTCGTCGCGACGGACGTTCGTCACGAGTTCGAGCATCTCTTGCTTGATGCGCTTCGCGTTCTCGTCTTCGGTGTCGTTGAGGATCTCCGGTGGGACGCGGCCCATCGGGAGGCCGGCCAGGTCACGCTCGATCCCGATGCCCTCGATCTCCTCGATCCGCTTTTTCAGATACCAGGCGCGGTACGCACGGCGCAGGAGCGACTTGCCCTCGGGGTTGTTCTTGTGGGACTGCGTTCGGAAGAGCAGCGACTTCTCGATGGGGACGAACGTCTGGTCGTCTCCTGTATTGACGGCCATCTGCCACATCCCCTGCACGCCGCCGTTGTCGTCGAACTCCCACCGCTCGAGCGTCGACTGCGGGCGCGGGGCCCACTTCCTCCAGCCGATGCGGCCATCCATGTACTGACTCTTGAACTTCGGATCCTTCTCCTCCGGGCCCTTACGCACCTTGTACACTTCCTCGAAGTAGCTCCAGCCATATATGAGGAAGCTGATGCACTCGGAGAGGAACTCATCGAACGTGTGCGACATATCGTGCAGCGCACCCAGGACGAAATTCGCCTCTTCGATATCGGCGGACTGTGGGTCCTGCCCCGGATCCGAGTACGGACTGACACTCCAGCTGGCCTGGCGGATCATCATCTCCACCATGAACAGTAGCGAGCCGACCGTGGCATCGTTGTCGGACATCTCGCGGTAAACCTTGATCGCCTTCGGGCCCTGCAGTTCACGCAGGAACTCTTCCTGTACAAGGCCCCGGCTCCGCTTGAGCCCACTGTTGCCGATCTCTCGGAAACTTGTTTCAGCCATCGTCTATTACCGCTTCCAGTAGGAGGTGCGCTTCAATTTCGGGAGCGTCACATTCCCGGAGAACAGTCGCGCGCTCGATTTCGCCATCACGGCCAGTGCGAGGGCCACAACACAGTCATCGTGCAGACCCTGTGGTGCTGAATATCGGACGTGTCCGAGTCGGTACTCATATTCAAACGACTCAAGTTCGGAGGACAGGACGCCCTCGGGGAATGAGATTTCTTGATTCTGAATGGCGACCGCGAGTCGCTCCATCAACTGCTGCTTCGAACTGGGCGTGAACTTGAACCCACGGAAATGACGACCGCCGTCACGGCGCAGACGCTCAACGATAGGATCGCCAACGCCAGTGGAGTCGATGATCGCCAGGACCTTCTTCGTCTTCGTGTAGACCGTCTGGAACGTGAACTCCCAATCGGATTGGAATCGATGGAACCGACAAACAGCGCCGTCTCTGTCGAGTCCGACTCCGACAGTCCAATCCTGGCTCTTCGCGAGGTCCCAACCCCAGCCGACCGGGCGGTCGCTCGAGAGGTCGCCCGAGATGCAGGCCCGAATCGCGGCGATACCGAACGGGTTCCCTTCGTCGTCCCCGGGCTCCGCGAGGTACAGTTCGCGGAAGATGTGCTCGGGAAGCTGGCGCTTCGCATCCTCGACCTCTTCTACCGGGAGGATCCCGGCGTTCACTGCGTCGTAAGCGTTGATCCGCGCGAAGTGGTATCCAGACTCGCCGCTTTCTGCCTTACGTGCGAGTCGGTAGGCCCAGTTCTTACGGCCCTTCACGTTGCCGATGATGCGGACGGGGCCCTGCGTGGCAGTCAGGGTGGACCGGACGGCCCACCAACTCTGCTCTCTGACACGGGTGGCCTCATCGATTACTGCAGCATAGACGTCCTCACCGTAGAGACTGTCCGGCTTCTCTGCCGACTTGAACCATATCATCGCGCCATTGGCCAGCGTGATGTACATCTTCGAGTCGTTGGCTTTGTAGACCCACTTGGGCAGGAACTGCTTGATCCGCCTGTATGCGATTTCCGCCTGCGGAAAGACCGGTGCTACCCACCAGAAGTTCTGTCCGTCCTTACCATTCCACGCCTGCTCGACGATCCAGATGATACAGCCGACCGTCTTACCGCTCTTCGTGGACGCCTCGATCAGCGAATACCTCGCGTCGGCGTAGATGGCGTCGGACTGTTCCTTGTACAGGAACGGACGCTTGAACTCGGGGAGGGCCTGGGTCTCAGCCATTGCTCACCGCAGCCTCCACCTCGATGGGCTCCTTCGCTGGCGGTAGCTCACGGAGCGTCTGGTTGGGGAGTCCGGCTGAGTCTACGGCACCTTCAATCTCCATCGTCCACTCGGACGGCATCTCGACCTTCTCATGCCGCATGACCTGCTTCTTGCCGTAGGTGTCCGGCTCCATGCGCTCGAGCCACCAGGCAGCTGCGGTCCACTCACCCTTGTCGCCGGCCTTCTTGATGATGTCGACCCGGGTCATCTCGAAACTAGCTCGCGCAGCCTCACACCGCTGGAGGAACTCCGTGAACTCTGGCTGGCTACCGTCCATGCCGCGTTGGAACCAGCGGCGGAGCGTCTTCCGGTCGACGCCCGCCTTCATGGCGGCGATCTGGAGTGAGTAGCCCTCCGCTAACGCCTCCTCGACCAGGGCGAACCGCACCTCGCACGCCTTACCGTTCGGCGCGTCGAGCAGCGGGGTCCGGTCCGGATCAGTCGACTGTTGCATCTTCCTCTACCAGCACATCCTCTTCCTCCTCTTCCGACAGGTCGACCAGTGGGACTTTCCCGCAGCCGAGCCGGTACGATGGCACTCGCAGTGTGTCTCCGTCACGAAAGACGTTGAGCCTGGCCGACAGGTGCTGACAGTCGCACTCGTCGCACGGTATCGCCGCCTTGAGGATCTTTTCAGCTTGGCGAAGCGTGGGGAATTTCATAGTCATTGACCAACTCCATTGTTATGGTCGTCATCCCATCACAGAACCAGCACATCTCTGCTTCGTGGTCGACGTAGTACAACAGGCCAGTGCCGTCGCACACGCCACAGTCCACACTGCGCCGAGTGATAACGTCGGATGCTCGATCTGTTGGGATAGGTTCCCGTGTCTGTTCGATCATACCGCCCAGAACAGATCGTGGGAGAGAGAGGTCGTAGCGGCTATTTTCCCTTGAATAAGCGCTTGGCCGAGAATATGCAACCCTGTGCCGATCAGGCGGGCAGTATGTCCGTCCTGTCGCCACGTGCCATACTGATCGGGTTGACACCCCATTTGCCCTTCGGGTCCGGCTTCATATATCCGCGTTCGCAGATCATCCTGGCTATGCCGGACATCGAATATCCGCGGTCCCCTGATGCGCGAACCTCGATGTGGAATGGGAGGTCGACCATGCAGTCGCCGAACACCTCCGGCACCTTGCTGTCCGCTGGCGTGTCATCGACGGAGAACGACGTGAGCGTGTGGCCGTCAAGTATGACGACCGACATCTGTCGCTCGAGCGCCGTCCGCGGGTCCGGCGTGTGCATATGCACCCAGCTTATCTGGGTATGCCGCAATGCACGTCGATAGTCGCCGTCGAGGATCCTCTGCAGGAACTTCGTCAGCGCCTTCCGGGGCTTGGCTAGATCAAGTGCCGAGTTCTGGCTGGGGGCCGGCGTAGTCGACATCGTCGAATTCTCCATTCGCGGCGATAGCCACAGGGATGAGCTGGATCCGAACGGTGAGGTCGCTGCCCGGGTTGACGTCGATCGCCATCCCGGAGACGAGGTGACTGATATCGAGTCCGTCCACTTCGATCAGACCGATACCGGTAGAGTCGAGGTCAAGCTTCAGTTTCGCTGCCATACGTGTCCTCCAGTTTGGCGGCAATGCCTTCCACCGCAGCTGCGTGTGACCGGAGCCCGTCCGCGATCTTGCTGACAGTCTCGGCGGTCGGGTCACGGTAGCCATTTCGGTATGCGCGGAGGGAAGAGGTACTGCAGCCGGTGATCTTCGCGAGGTCCGGCATCGTGAGCCTGGGGAAGTCCACTGCATAGCGGACGGCGCGGCTCTTGTCTGTTTCGCTCATGTCACCAAGATCGTGTAACCCGTTCCGATATACAAGACCCCGGGAGTTTCCCCCCGGGGCCAGGTCGGCTTCGCTCCTGCAGCTACGAGTGGCGGGCTTAACTGTCCGGGCGTAGTACCCGGATACGCTTTCAGCCTCTTATCTGACTGCCACTCGATGAGGTGGAAGGGGAGCATCCTTGTCCGCCTGCGGGGCGCTCGCCTCTTCTCAGTGTATCACGAGAATAGCGTACTCCCCTTCCGATGGCGGGGACAGGATTCGAACCTGTGGCCTCCGGGTTATGAGCCCAGTGCGCTGCCAGACTGCGCCACCCCGCTACGACCGGCCACCCGCAGGATTTGTCTGAGGTATCCACTCACCTGTCACGACACAGGAGCGCGGGCGACCGGCAAATCGAGAATATACCGAGCGTCCCCTGTAGTCAACACTTGCCTACAAGCAATTCGTCTTGTATACTGATTTAGCACACACACGATAGGCCCACTTCCGGCACGCCTTGCCCAGCCTATCACAGAGAACGGGGGATATGAATGGCACAGCCACAACCCGATAAGTGGGAGCCCGTGTGGGAAGAA